TAGGTCAGATTTTAATATTTACTTTTATTTTTTTCACAAATTACTATTTAATTTCCATAGTTTGATGTATTCGTCTTTATTCACATCTGTTTTGGATATTCTTTCCTTTGTCTCATTAAGTTTTACTTTTAACTCTTCATCAGATTCAGTTATTAATGAATCTAATTTAGTAATTGTTGATTCTCTTAATTCTTGGAATTTAGATTTTAAATCCTCTTTATTTAAACCAACAATCTCTAAAACTTTTTTTCTATCAGATTCAGTTAAAGTCTCAAGATATTTTTTAGCCGTATTATTCGCAACTTTTAACATTGAACTAATTGGTACTTTAGGTGACTTACTTTCATTAAGTGTTGAAATCTTATTTAAAGACTCAACAATTTGTTTCCTAGCGATTGATTTTTTCTCAGGTTTAATTGTATCACCATAAATTAAATCGTCAATAACTGAATATTTGTTTTCCTTAACAACATCACCAGTCCAAGATTTAATAAATTTAATTGTTGATTCATTCAAATTAATTGAATGGAATTCTTTAGTTAAATCGTCCACTAAATAATTTGCGGTCTCTTTGTCTAATCCTTTATTCTCATTAAGGTTATCGTATATACTCATCAACTTACAAAAGTCTTTATTTTTAATAAGTTTGTTATTGAATAACCTCATATCCTCTTTTAAATTATTTTTTTTAAAAGAATTTATTAGTTTATTTTCAACTAATGTTTTAATTACTCCGAATCTCATCTTTTTGTTTTTATTATAAATATCAATCACGAAGTAGTTTATTCAAATGAGTCTCCATTTCACCTAAAGATTTTTTAACTCTTGACAAATCAATCATTTCATCTTCACCTAACATTCCTGTATTTTCTAAAAGAATATTAAGAGTTTCTTTATTATAAGTCCCTTCAGGTACTGTTTCTCCACCAGCAGGAGCCTCCTCTGCAGGCTCAGGTAATTCAGTTTCACCACCTGATGGTGGCGGAGGAGGGGCTGCTCCACCTGTAGTTTCACCTTCACCTTCCGCAGGTGCCGCTGCTTCATCTTCCTTCTTACCATAAAGTTTGTCAAGGTTGTCAAATAATCCTGTATGAGTAATAACTTCAGCAGTTTTCTTTAATTCCTCACCAACAGCTCTTTCAATTCTTTGTTGTTGTAAATCAAGTTTAATTTCTTCATCAGAAAATCCAAGAATATGTTTTTTAGCCCAAGATACTGAAACAGGAGCTATACCACTACCAGGGTCTAATACCATATCTTTATATAGAAGTACTTTTTCTTTCCATACATCAATTTTTAATAGGTCAGCTTGTGTTGATGGATTAGTTAAACTTAGTGTAAAGTTAGATATCTCATCTTCAAATCCTTTAACAAACAAATGTATAATTGCAATTTTATTTAATTCTTGCACCATACTTTTTTGTATCCTATTAATTGTTCTAGCGAAACGAATATCTTGTAATGCTAAATTTTTACCATCACCTACCGTTTCTTCAAATCCTAAAAACGCCTTAGGGACACGAAGAGCGGTTAATAATTTCTTTTGGATATATTCTATATCCGCAATCTCAGATAAGTTTTGAGCACCTGCCAATGTTTCAATAGGAGACGCTTGAGCTGGGTCCCTAACAGGAACAAAGAAATCTTGGTCAACCGCCATTTGGTTAAATCTCATATCTACGTTACCTGTCTTATTGTCGACTACCTGTGACCTCTTAAACTTATTGGCAAATCTTTGGATATACGGTTCAACATCGGCATCATCCATATTACCAACAAATACTTTAAATATTCTTCGTTCAGGTGCTCTTGAGGTTCTGTAAATTAACATCGCATCTTCCGCCAATAATAATTGTTTCCAAATACGTCTAGCTTTTTCTAACATAGATGTACCATAGGGTAATCTTCTGTCATCACCTAATAATCTAAAGTGAGCAACTTCCCAAGTATTAAATTCTAAATCCTTTTGTTTCCATCTGAATTTTAAATGTTTTTTTGTTGGGTCAACAGTTGAGTCGGTTGAATTTGTTCCCATACCCGCTTCCAATCGTTCCATTTCGATGATTGGTAATTGCATACACCCAATAATACCTTTTTCAGGGTCTAATTTTAAATACACAAAATTATCACCATACTTACATGTGTTTCTTGTCCACATTGGTAAGTTAGTATTGATATCTAAAACATTGTTAAATAAATCCGCTAATATTGATTTAATCCTTCTTGACTCAGAATAAATCTGTAACATATAACCATCCTGATTAATTGTTGTTGACTCTTCAGCATATATATCCATAGCCGCCGAAATCTCAGGAGTAAACTCCATTGATTCGTAATCATAAAACGACGCCAATCTTGTTGGTTCGTAATAAGTTGCTTGAGTGTATAAATTATTTTCAATTTTAGCCCATTGATTTGCTAAGAAATATGTTTGTTGTGCTTGTAATTTTTGTTGTTCATACTCCTGTTTTGAAGTTGTCTTTAACAGTTCTTGTTTGTCATACTTGTACGTTGGGAAATCTTGTCCTAATAAAGAATTAGGTCCAAATGTTTGGGATAACCTCTGCCATACCGTTAGTTTATTTTCACTCATATTTTAATTATAAATATTCTTATAGATTATTAAACAATTTATCCAATATTATATGGACATGAACCTAAATTAGTAACACTTAGATTACTTCCAGTAGGTTCTGAACACAAACACATATATACTACATAGTTTTTAGGTAATGTAAACGATGTCGGAGCATCAACAAATGGAGGTGACATACTAACTGTTGCAGTAGCTCCTGTTGCTTCAAGTCGATATTGATTAGTAACACAAGTTCCACTATTTCTAGTACAAGCAGATGCACTAGTCGAAACCACACCTTCTACAACTTGATAAAAATATGGTGGTATTGTATTTCTCGTATTATTTCTTAAGTTAAAGTTTACATCTAAAAATGCAGTTCCTCCACTAAATAATCCTTGGCTACTTGGTGGGTTATTTGTAAAAGTAATTGCTGAGTATGAATTACAATACCCTGTATTAAAAGGTACTGTATTACCAAAAAATCCATAAAATGTCTTATTATTACAAGTACCACCAGTACATGGACCATAATTAGCTTTAATTATTGATATATCTTCATTAACAATTCGTGCACATACTTGGATTGATTCTCCAGCATTTATATTAGCAAGAAATACTGTCCCCGAACAATCGTTATAATTATAATTTAAGGTACCTGCAGTAGGGTTTGTTAAATACCAACAACGACATTCTGGTATTGTCGGTGTAATAGTTGGTGTGGGTGTAAGAGTTTTAGTTGGTGTTATTGAAGGTGTTGGTGTAAAAGTTGGTGTTATTGAAGGTGTTGGCGTATTAGTTGGTGTTATCGATGGAGTTGGTGTTATTGTTGGTGTTATCGATGGAGTTGGTGTATTAGTTGGTGTTGGTGATGGAGGCGGTGTAAAAGTAATAGGTTCATTTGGTCTAAAAGGAATTTTATCACTATCTTGTTTTTTAACAGTCGCAACACCTAATCCTGGTACAACCAATCGACTACCTACATTTAATTTATTTGATTTTCTTCTACTTATTAATCCCATAGTTACATTCCTCTGAATAACCATAAATAGTTTTCATAATCCTTTTTTGTGGCTTGGTTTTTATTTTGGTACACGTCATCAACAATAGGATTGAAATATGATGTTTGACCTACTTCATTTGTATTAACCTGCCATGATTCCATCATTGCCTTTGTTTGGTTCATATTTTTAGACAATTGAGTGAATGAAGATTCCCCAACATACAATGCCATTGCTACTGACATGATTAAATCGTCATGTTGTCCTTTTTGGTGGTCGGGTCTTCCATTCATGTAAACAAAAGTATTCATTTCACCAAGTAATCTCTTTGATTTTACTTTAAATCCATGTCTCAAGTACTCTTCAAATGTTGCAATAATCTGAACTCTTTTGGCGTTAAAATTAATACCAGGTATTTTTTCATTTATTTTTGGGTCATATTTCCATTTGTTAGAGATGTCAACCCCATCAACATACAAGTTTCGGTATCCTAATTCTCTAAGTCGTAATGAAGTTGTAACACCCATTCCTCCCGTGATATCAATTACAATAAATGCGTTATACATATTACCCCATTTATAACATATTTCAGCTAATGTGTCAGGAGGTAATTTACCAACGTATTCCGCAACTTGTTCACGAGTATCAAAATCAACAATTTGAAATGTTGAAAAGTCTTCGCTATCACCTCTTGATACGTCAACTCCCATAATATATTTCTTACCAACTTCAGGTTCTTTCCAAATCCATAATCCCCCACCTATCATAGTGGTATCGGGGTCTTTAATGTCTTCAGTTCTTATTTTTTCCAATAAATTAGAGTCAAAAACGTTATCACCTGAACCCAAAAATTGACATTCCAATTCCTGATTAACTTTTCTTTTGTCGTATTTAAGCTTTTTAACCATCGACTCATACCAAGTTGACGATGGTCGGTATCCCTGTTTAATTAACTCTCTAATTTCATCAAAGTTTTTTTCCTTTTCATTATAACTTACAATTTCAACATTTTGATATTCATTTCTATTCAAATAGTAATGAATTATATCTTTAACATTGATTAATTGTAAATCTTTTGCGTAACGAGGGTCTTTCCACCATACCATTTCTGATATTTTAAATTCATTCATCCCCTTTAACGCTTGGTCATAAATTTCATAATATATTGCGTCATATCCGTTTGGTGTTGATACAACAATTACCTTACCACCTGTAGAT